CAGGGATATATACTTGTTTAATCCAGCCTCTTTCTTTATGTTCGTAGTCTCTGATTTCATATTGATCCTCATTATAAGTCCATACATATAATCCGTCAGTAAATAAAAAATAAAACTTCCATACTCTTTTATCATTAATCTCTTTTAGATATTGTATTTTATTATATCCGAAAAATGTAGTATCATAATAAGTATGAGAATTAGTCCTACTTTTTAATTCTCCTACTATTTCATTATTTCTAAAATCTACCTGCTTCTTTTCATTTTGATATAATTGTAAATTATCTTCTATAAAAATATTTTCATTTAAATACTTAATAACATATTTTTCTCTAATTTTTCCATACTTTAAATCTTCCATGAGATTCCACATATTTATATAATAAACTTAGATTTTATTTTTACGGATTTTAAACTCACTCTTCCTCAGATTCCTTCTGAGGCTTCTTAATATATGTTTCTAAGGCGACCTCTTTACTATGCCCCATTATTTTATTATCAGCTTCTAATTCCTCTTTCATGCCTGCATATTTAGAAGATAAATAGATCTTTCTAAGCATAGTCGTACTAATTGATTTTCCCATTCTCTTTTTAGTTTCTTTAAGTAATACCTGAGATAAAGCGTTTCTAGTTAATGGCTTACCTGTTGAGGATTTAAATAATACACCCATACCATTAATTCTAATATACTGTCTTAATAGTTTCTCTAGATCCTTAGGAATATCTATCTTTAATTCTTCATATTTAGAAGAGGTCTTATATTTATTTAATACCATAAACATATTATTTTTATTAATAACTAAATAATTTTCAGCTTCCTTTTCTTCTGCTGATAATTTATTATATGCTCTCTTATTGATTACCTCCATTCCGGCGAGGTCATTACGAAGAGGAAGTCTTGTATATATATTAAATAAGGTATATACCTGAATAAGATTCTTATCTTTTGCAGTAAGGTCTTCTTTCTTTTTTAATTTTTTATCTTTAATCTCTTGTCCCATTTGATTTATCATGTTATTAATCTCTGATATATCTACGAAGTTTTCTTTTTGTTTATCTGAGATAATACCGGTCGCATTCTCCTCTTCATATTTTTTATTATGTATATCTCTCATATCTGAAAACTCTTTAATAATAGGATCGTCTTTATCCTTTACAGCTATTAAATAAACTATAATAGAGTTTAAATAATTCCGGCGAGTTGTATAATGTAATGTATTTAATTTCTCTTCTATTTCTTCCGGTTTTTTTAAAAAATCTAAATTATCTTTTTCATATAGTTTCATTAATTTAATAAGGTTAGATACATACATTTTAATACTGGACTCTTTCGCATTAGGGCGAGATTTAGAAATAATTTCAGTTAGTTTTTCTTTATCCATATTTATATTTATTATTTAGATTTTATTTAAATAATATAAACTAAAATGAAAAAGTCCTAAAGTCCTGAAAGTCCTCTTTTTATTTTACGAAAAAATAATATCTGAAATACGGCGATTATATAATCCATAATTCTTAATTTTGAGATTTGCTTTTTCGTTTAATAATTTTGAGGACTTTGAGGACTTTGAGACATAATAAAATAAAAGTAAAATAAAAGATATTATTGTTTATTCATACATAGTATCAGTAAAGCCGTCCTGAATCATGACTCTCTTCTCCATTTCTATATATGCTCTCTGAGTGAATGGAGCTTCCCTAGTATCTAGTCCTGAATATTTATTATGAAGCTCTAAACCCCTACTATCTACTCTCTGACCGTCAGGGAATCTATATGCCTGCACGAAGAACTGACCGGCGAGCTCGTCGTCTTGATCCATAGCGTAAGTCTGAAACTTAGAATCAGTTAGACTAGTACCCTGCCTACTATACATATCTCTCGTAATATGAGGGACTGCTCCTTCTGATTGCTGGACTCCGTGATAATGAAGAGCCGTATTACTTCTATCAATAGGGAAAATAAAAGCGTCATTCTTTTTAATATTTGCAGTAAGTTTAGCATAAATACTATTAGCCTCATTACCGGAATAAGGAGCGATAGACCTGTAATCATTAAGGAGAGTAAGTTGATTATGAGCGAGTGATTTAGTGCCGTCAGTAGAACTATTACCCATTTTATCCGAAGTAAGAAGGACGAACATTTTAGGAACACGGCGACCGGCACCTCCTACATTTCTAATCTGATTTTCCCATGCCGTAGAATCAGCGAGAGTAGTCTTAGTAAGACGAGGCTCTAAGAAAGTATATTGATAGTTAGAGTTTGCTCTTGCGTATGCTTCCATTTGATCGCCGTCTAGAAAAGTATAATCAGCGATAAGACGGACTTCATTTTGATTTAATTTAATTTCAGTATCCTTCTGAGCGAGACGAGAGAAAGGCATAGAGGCACGCTTTCCGATAGTGCTTGCTAGGGTTAATTCTAGCTGGACTTCCTCTTTAAGCATAAAGAGAGGGAGTTGTACCCCACGGAGGCAGGGGACGAGGTCTTCTAATTTAAGGGAGAAAACTGGCGACTGAGCGAGCTCCTGAAAGTGTTGTAGATTCATATCATTATCCCCTTCAGTTGCCCCTGTTGTCGTTTCCCTACCTAAATCCATACCTACACGCTTAGATACATTACCGTCATTCTCATAGACTACTCCATTAGAGATTGCACGACCGCTTAAATATTGCTCTCTTTCTTTAACTACTTGCTGATCCATAAATAATTGCTTGTAGAAATTGTAATGAGCCCAGTCTTCTACTTCGCATATAGTTTTACCGCCGATTTTAAGAGTTGCTCTCTGAATAAGCGACCCTACTCCTACACCGATAGGCAGGAAAGACCCTCCTACTGCCGGATCTGTAAAAGAAAAAGTAATGCGAGACTGAGGATTTAAAAGACCCTTATTCTGAAACTGGAATCTAATAAAATTATCAGAGAAGACTACTGGCTCTAAAATATCAGTATCTATCCTCTGCTCCATGTCCGTAAGCTGAGCTCCCACGCCCTCAAGGAAATCAGGAATATCATTTTTAGAATAACTCATTATATTTATAATCTTATAAATATAAAAATTATTAAAAAAAAAAGTTATTTAAAAAGTATAGAAAAAATTATTGTAGGACTTGCACCTGACCGCCCTTAAACATTAGAGTCTGTTTAGCATGGACGAAGATAAATGCTGATACTGGATTATTATCTGTAAGTCCGAGGTCTAACTGGACTCCCCATGCTTCGTCCATAAAGTTTCCGCCTGCTGTATCGCTTCCTACTGTATCATAAGCTATTCCTACGATATAATTAAGACCACCATTAAGGACGCTATTATCATTAGAGCTCCAATCTTTATTACAATTTACAGGGGATACTGAAGTATGAGTAATCTTAGTAAATGGAATAATAGCATTTAGACCATTACGAATAACCTGAGGATCTACTTGTCTCTGCTTGTTGTCTTGTTTATATGCTGTATCTATATTATAGTCTAGGGGGTAGCGGACGCCTCCCTTAGTAAATACGACCTGCGATAGGTCTGCGATTGCTCCGTCTGATCTTGTAGGGATTAGAGTAGCCATGGAATTATGATTTAGATTGTTAAGGTGCGACGAAGGAATGAAGTTCATAAATACACTATTTACACGACTTAGACCTAATGAGAAATTAATTTCAGCATTAGTAGAGTTAATAGTCTGATAATATCCGGAGAATGAATTATATTCTAACTGACCTCCGCTAGAAGAAGCAGGCATATCTTCAGGGGAAGGCATATGAAGTTCGCATACGAGCTTACAGTTAAAGACCTCATAGAAAGCACCTAAGAGATTACCGCCGGAAGCGTCTCCGTTTTTATCAAACAAAACCGCCGAGCTAGGGGCGAGGTGAATATCAATAGTAAGACCTCCTACTCCTGACTGAGCTGAAAGGGGAATAGCAGAAGTTCCTGAAAGGAGACCGCTAGGAAGGTGGATACAAAACTCATTCGCATTATTAGTAGCGTCCCCTGATTGTTGTATTACGGATCTCTGTTGTCCCTCAGTAGAAGGAAGCGTAAGACCGCTCTCGCCGAATGCTCCGATTAAATGCTTCTCGTCTGAAGTAGCCGGAAAGAATGTACTATAAAACCTATTCGCATGTCTTAAATGTTCTATTGTCTGCTTACTGCGTGCAGAAGAAATAACTAGCTGATCCACGATAGACCATATACCTAGGCGACTATCCATATTTAATCTTTCATTCGCAGGAATGGATCTTGCCGTATCAGTATAGGCGTTAAACTGTCCGCAGAAACGGACTGAGCGAGGAAGGAGCAGAGCCTCCTGCTCTGAAATCTGAAATGAAATGATAGGGCGACCCTCATTATATGAAAAAGAAGCGTTATGATTCTGAGGCTTGATTTCTAAATAGCGATTACTCATATTTATATTATTTAATATATAAATATTCTTCTAAAATAAAAATTAAAAAAAGATAAAAATACTTAATATTCTACAGAAATAGAATCTCCTCTAATATTAATTCTCCTTAAATGAAATACAAAATTATTCCATAACTTATTCTTAGTAGGCGGAGTTCCTTGATAATTTACCTGAAGATTAAAATCTTTATTACGAGTATCATAAATACCTTTATTAATGGCGAGGGCACGAGATAAAATATAATTTCTATTATATTCAGATAGAGACCGAGCTGAAATATCTGCCTGCTGAAGAGCCTTAGTCGTCTCAATTAAAGGCTGTTGATCTATGCTGACCTTAGAAGAAGTCTTACTGCATTTAACAGGACGAGAAGGCTGAAGGCGACCGTCATAAATAAACTGATAATCAGTTATATAATCTGAAATGCCTCTCATAGTATCTACTGCTTTAAGAGTGCCGTCTATAGAAGAGACTGCCCCTATATCATAAGTTCCGTCAGCGTCCATAAGTGCCTTAGCAGAATATACGGAAGCGTCAGTAGGCACGCATACAATAGACTTCGCCCTGCTATTAACTAATGGAAGGCGGATATTAGCGACTGTATCGTCTTTATTTAGAGAATATTTATAATTCTGAGCTGAAAGCATATCATAAACTACTACTCCCTTTTCTTTCATGCTACTCATAACAGCATTAACATAGGAGCTTCCCATATCTACTTCCTGTACGACTAATTCTACATTCTTAAAAGAATATTTAGGAGTCCAGTTCGCCGAGCTACGATAGATACTATCTGAGAATAAAAACCATGATCCGGATACAATCGCCGATCCGTTATTAGTCTTACTACTATCTAAAACAATTTCTACGAGACCTTTTCCACCGTCAGCACCTCCGGAGGCGTTAATCTGACTAATTACCATACCTGAGCTCATATTCCCTTCGTGAGTATTAGTAGGATCTACGAAATTAATACGCTCCCCCACTACGAAAGGCACAGTCGCAGGAGTTAAATTAGAATTAGTCTTCTCAATATAAAAGCTAGTAGAAGCCGAGCCATTAACCCAAT